ATCTCTTTGAATAAGTTCGTGTTATCTGCGTTCAAGGTTTGTCTAATGAAAAAGGAATCACTTCTAGCCATATACATAGTCTATATAGTTCAGTTTATTATACTTCTTCTTACCCTCGTCGCTATACGCCTATGCTCTGCGCTAGGGATTTTCTACTGAAATCGCAACACCTAGCGACTAAACTAAGTTTATTCTACATTCATTACCAATGAAACTATAAAGAAACGCCATCTAGGACATTCATGGAGCAAGAAATAATGCACTTTTGGCACGATATCGACGACAAAATACAGGATTTAATTCAATTAATTAGATCTAGACACACTAGATTCAACGGAACTCCTGTTGAAAAGGTGATTGTTAGGCTTGTTGACGCATACAGAGCAAGTGGACAGGTCGCAGATGCAATCGATAAAGGGTGGTTACAATGATTTTGTGTACTCAAAAAGCATGTTATTGCATGGATTCTATTGAATGTCATTACGAATATATGGTAGATAAATTACCAGATGGAGATGAAGAAGAATGAGTCGACCTCGTTCCACTGATCCAAGCGTTCCATTGTCTATCGCGGTGCCAACTAGTTTGAAGACACGGCTTGACCAAGAGTTAGCCTACACATCTTCTCGTTCAAAGTGGGTAGTTCATGCAATAAATGAGAAACTTAACCAAGAGTTTGATTATACTTCGATACCAACTACCCAATTGTTAGGGATGTTACATGCTCGTAACGTACTCACCACTGATCTACTTACATCACTATTGATGCGAGTTGAGGAAATTGAAGAAGCACGATAAGATATAGCAGTCTTTCACACCAAACGATCCGTTCGTTTTGTTCTTGATCTACTGGCGCTAAAGGGATGGTCATTTCTTCATCAACTTTTCTAGTCTTTTTAAGAGTTTTAAGATCTCGGTTAACAATGCTTCAGTATCGCGCATCATATTACTCACCGATCTGATTCAAACTTTGACTTGTTTCCTTGACCTTAAACATGATTTCCTCATTAGAAGTCAATTCATATTCTTCCAGAGTAATATTGTAAAATGGTATTTCTCCATCGTTGTAAAACAAAGCCAAGTGATTTGTAGCTACATGTTCAGTTCTCAATGAATAAGGAATTGGGACTCTTTGGTCAAAATTACCAATTAACGAATTATCCCACGGCTGTCTATTAATTGCCCAATTGCCAAATACCGTACCATCAACAAATGATCCTGGTCTAACAGACATCAAAGACCAATTTCCAAAGTCTTTGTAAGTGCTGCTAGTTGGGTTTAATTGTTTCAGATCCACAATCTTCCAACCATAGTTTTCTCGGTCGTCTTCAAAAATAGTGGTTAATCTCAAACTATTACCTACAATAGAGTTAGGTGGTTCAATTAAATTAATATCATTAGATAATGTCAATCGTCTTCCTGTAAACTTCATTTTTTCACCGCCTTGTGTGCTGCGCGTACTGCCGACTTGAAACCGCCTTTCTTCCACTTGCCCGACTTTAATTTATACTTAGGTGCAAGTTTCTTAAATGATGCTTTGTACTTTCGGTTGTATGCGCTAGCCGTTCTTTTGACTGCCTTTTTGGCTGTCCCAACAACTTCTTTGGCGCCTGTACGTACTGCCGGTTTACAAGCACGATCAGCCAACGCTCTTGCGATTGGAGAAGGAACTCCTTTCTCAATCAATGCTTGAGCCATGACTCCGCATAGAGCCTCGCCTTGTTGCGTGAGGTAATCCTCAGCCATTTGTTCAACGGTGGCTATGTTAACCACCTCATGCGCCTTGCTGGGATAGTGCAAGGGCCATGGCGCTTGCTTGAGTCATAGTCTCAACAGTACATTCAAGAGTGATAGACATGTATACATCGCTAGTCCATTGACTTGATGCTTGTCCACCAAGGAAGATGGAGTCTACTGCAACTAGGTAGCCATTAGTCCACATCTGAGGCATAACATCAGCATCATGGGACACGGCAGGGTAGTGGTCGCCAGATTGTAAGTTTTGTGCGTATATTTTGCCGCTAGAGATTACTGCTCTATTAGCACTAAAAACGATTCCTGTTTGACTTTGTGTACATAGTTGGAATTGAGCGGCAGCACTAGTATTTGCGCTTACTTCTAATGCTTTCCCATCAGGATCAGAGAAAGTGACGGCTATGTTATGAACTCTCAAGACAGACTTGCCTAGGGCATCAACATAGGCACCCAAATCAAGGGGAATCTCTTTGAATAAGTTCGTGTTATCTGCGTTCAAGGTTTGTCTAATGAAAAAGGAATCACTTCTAGCCATATACATAGTCTATATAGTTCAGTTTATTATACTTCTTCTTACCCTCGTCGCTATAC